CCGTTGCCTACGCGCCGGGTCCATCGAGATATACGCCTCACCGAACTCTTCAGCGAACTTATGTATACCGCCAGGCGTGTACGGGTAAATCCCAGGCTCGAAACCACCCGCAGCGAACGCCTTCACACCGTTCTCGTACACGCCACCATTCGCGTTACCAACAACCTGGCCGCCCTGACCACCCGCACCAACCGCGATATTGATGCGCTTCTGCGAGTTCGCCGCAATGAAGTTATCAATCGCCCGCTGCGCCTCGTCCGTGGTCGCTGAAACGCGAGTTTGGATGTTGCCGGGGATCAGACCCAGCTTGTCAACATAGGCCTGCGCCGCATCTCGAGACCCGACCAGTGGCGCAATCATGTTGATCAACGATTCGCGCCCCTGTGCGATCACCGCGTTCGCGGCCTCTTGCGAGCCTGTCTGCTCATAAGTCGCCGCAGCAGAGTTGAGTGTTGCCTTAGCTACCGCATCAATCGCGGCCTCGTTTGCGCGCCCCGCTTCGGTCGTGATGTCGAGTGTTGCGCCGTTCGCCTCGAGTGAGGCCGCGAGGTCATCGTAGGCCTTCTCGAGTTCGCGAGCCGACTCCCTGGCGTCAAGCTCAGCCGACCCGAATCCACGGATCGCGGCAGCGAGATCGTCTACCGCACCCTCGGTAGATGCTGCTTTCCCCTCGAGCTGCGCCAGCGCGTCGGCGTTATCCTCGGCAGAGCCCGAAGCCTCCCCCATCGCGTCGCCAGAACCCTTAGTAGCTTCAGAAAGCTCATCGTGCCGCGACTTAGCTTCGGCAAGAACCTTGTTGCTGCCATCAAGCGCGTAGTCAACATCCGCGAGATCGTCAGACCAGCCCTTCCAATCCGTATTGTTCATGCGGAAATCGGCGTCGTTCTTGAACTTGTTCAGTCGATCATTGACGATCTCCAACGCCTCGGCGTTACCAAGCCACGCCTGAGTCATAACGTCGGCGTCAATACCAAGACGCTTGCCAGCCCCAAGCACACCCTCTTGTTGAAGCTTATTTGCTGCCCATGCTGTCGAGTTCTCGGTGACTGCCCCAGTCTCACCATCCAAGGTGTCTGCAAGCTCCCTGGCGGACGTAGCAAGCTTCTGCTTCTCCCCAACGAGAACGGTTGTAACCGCTGCCGCAGCCATCAACGCGACACCCCAAGGCCCAGCCAGGAACCGTCCTATGCCAAGCACCGCAGACTGTGCGCCACTCGCGGTAGCGCCAAGGGTGCTGAGCGCCACTTTAAGCTCCCCGAGCTTAATCGTGGTAAAGATTGCGCCGCCGCCCAAAATGCCGACAGCAGCCGCAGCGATACCAAACCCGAGCGCGGCAGACTGCAGTTCGGGAGGAAGGTCGCTGTACAAGTCAATCGCGCCAGTGAGCCACTGCACCATCTCACGGAGCACATCGTTTGCGCCAGACCCGGTTTTGATCAGAGCAGTATCGAGCGCACCGCCAAGCGCCTCAATATCGCCCTTCAGGTTGTCGAGACGTGTTGCCGCCTGTTCAGCCGCATACCCCTGATCGTTTACAGCATCAATCCAGCCGCTGATGCCCTCTTCGCCCTCTGAGTAGAGCACTGTCGCCGCACGGATCGCATCAGCGCCGAAGATCGTCTTAAGGGTCGCCTGCTGCTGCTCCTTCGACATGCCCGCAAGAGCCTTCTCGAGCGATCCCGCGAACTCAGCCAGGCCAATGAAGTTGCCCGACGCATCGAACGCAGAGATCCCGAGCCGATCCATCTCTTCCTTGGCCTTGCCAGTCGGCCCGGACAGCGACATGAGCATCGTCTTGAACGACGTACCAGCATCAGACCCAAGCAGACCCTGAGAGGCGAACGCAGCAAGACCCGCAGTTGTTTCCTCGATCGACAGGCCGGTAGCGTTCGCCACCATCGCAGACTGATTCAGCGCCGCCGACAAGTCGGTAACATCACCCATCGCTTTGCCAGCGCCAGCAGCCAGAAGGTCAGCGACATGCGCCATATCCTTGCCCTCAAGGTTGAACGTCTTGATGGCAGTAGCCGCAATACCAGCAGCGTCAGCAACACCCAGACCACCAGCCGCAGCCAAATCCAGTGCGCCGTCGAGAGCGCCGCCAAGAATATCCGACGTGGAAACGCCAGCCTTCGCAAGCTCCTCGATCGCGTTCGCCGCTTCCTCAGCAGAAAACACAGTCCGAGCACCCGCCTCAAGCGCAGCCTCAGAGAGCTTCGACATAGCCGCTTCGCCCTCGCCAGTCGCAGCCTGAACCTGCGACATAGCCTGGTCAAAATCGGCCCACTTCGACACCGCGAGAGTGACACCAGCAGCAGCCATCACGCCGAACGCCATCGACGCGCGCCCAACCTCCTGAATTGCGTCGCGCTTCTGCGCAAGCTTCTCAGCCTCAGAACCAGTCTCCCGAGTAGCTTTCGCAGCCTCGTCCATGCCCTTGACGTAATCGGCAACTTCCGAAACCAGCAGCACGCGAACTTTACGATCCGCCAAAACAGCCCCCTAAAAACAAAACGCCCCGATAGGATCAGGGCATGTCTGAAAAATCTGGTCAGCGCCCAGCATGGGCGTACACCCTCAGCGCAGCAGTGATCGCTTTTGCAGCGAGCGCCGTACTCGGGATCTTTGAAACCAGAGAGCCGAGCGAGTTAGCGATGGTAATTACCGTGATCGCATGGATATTGGGGGCCGGAGGCGCGACACAGTTCTTTATGTCTCGTCGCGAATAGGCCTTTTTTCCACTCTCCACAAGAGCGCACTCATGTCGGCGTCGGGATAAGCATCAGAGTATTTCTTCCGCGCCTTCGCCAACTCTTGAGATGGGTAATCCATGCTAGGAAGCGGCACATGCCACTCCCACTCCCTCTCCGGGTTGGACGGGTCACCCAACGGCGACGTTGCAACATCCATTGGGAACCCATGCGAGCCGACCCGCTTCGTTTGCATGAACGCAATCAAGCTCTCCACGTCAGAACGCGACCACTCCGGCTCCCGTTCTGTGACGGAACCCAGCAAACGATCTGGGTTGACCGCGCGCCATAGCCACGCATGGACAGCGCGAAGCCAGCCCCACCGCAAGTTCAGTTCCGGCGCTTCCATGCGCTCGTACTCATAGCGAGTGAACTCCCCAGGCTCCCACCCAGACAGACGACGGGGCGACACCCCAAGACTGAACGCTAACTCGAGCTCATCCTTCCGCCAGCCGCTAACGCTTTTTTTAGTTCAGCGACTCGCTCGTTCGGGTCCTTCATGTTCAGCATCCACCATGTTGCAGCGATGCCACGCACCCCGACACCTGATGAAACCTTGAAGAGCTCATCCCAGTCAACATCCTCGACCGGGTTGCCGTCTGAATCGAGAAGCCTGGAAAACCGCTTACAAGCGAGCAGGCCAGCAGCGGTCATGTCGTAGCCAAGCCTGGCGCTAAGTTCGTCGTGTGGCGGGCACTCAGCCATGATCGCAGCCCAATCCATGCCGTCCAGTCGAGTAATCTCAACCATGAGCAATTCCCCGCCGATCTCGACTTCAACAGTCACTGGCTCGGGGCGTTCAGCACGCGCTTTCTCGATCAGCTTAGAAAGATTCGACATTACTACCCCCATGACCCATGTAGAAGAACCCGTGCTGGGGCGCATGGGTACACCCCAGCACGGAGATAATTAAGCGATCAGCGCGGCCTGAGACTGCGTTACCGCCGAAATGTAGGCAGTACGCGAAACAGTGTCCACACCGTTCTCAACCGGCGCGTCAGGACGACGCACACCAAGAACGAACGTGATCACATCCACCTTCTGAGCAATAGTCCAGTCGGTAGCGTTATCAGTACCGCGACGGATCACGAAATAACCCTCAAGACCATCCGTGAGTACCGCATCAGCCGAATCAGCATCCGAAGATGCCACATACTTCAGCTCGAGAGTTTCAGTGACCTTGCCAGGCCGCGACAGAATCTGAATCAGTGTCAAACGCGGATCGTTCACCGTCGCCTGCGTGCGCGACAACTGGAACCCGTCAGGGGTGAAGCTGTAGGTGAGGTTCTTCGCAGTCACACCCTTCAGTGCCGCAACACTCAAAGGGTTGGAGGCCTTCGGAACATATGCGATCTTCCACCGGCCATCAGACTGACTAGACTGCGCAACAGAATCAAGAGGCATGACGCCCCCCTTTCTGCCCAGAAACGGGCATAAAAAAAGCCCCACCAAACGGCAGAGCTAGAAAAGCGAAAGACCCCTAACTGGGGTCCGAAATAATGTCGAATTGGGATACCGTGAACCACAACGGCTTCGTGCCGTCGTCGTCAAGGCTGGGAGGCTGACCGGTAACGTACTCGACCGGCCACACGGTGCGGCCAGAGACCGTGAGCTTCTTGCCTGTGAGCTGATTCACACGCTCTTCCACCCACAAGCAAGACTCTTCAGAGTCTCCCACTGAGTGGATAGTCACCGTGAACACGTCACGCCACTGCCCACCCGTGAACCGCGTCCGAGGCTTCGCGCTGCGCCCGATAAACACAACCGCATAACGCGACTTGCTCGCCGCCCCATACGATGTGAACACCGAACCCGCAAGACGACTCTCGAGCTCCGCAATAACAGCGTTACGATGCGCCCTCATAGGTCGCTCGCTTTCAACGCATCATCGACGGCCCGCTCAAGACCATGCACGAAATCGTCCTCGTTGTTCAGCAGCGCGTTCCCGAGATCATGCGACGGCGACAAGTGGTTCCCCGAGTTCGGCGCGCCAAACTCGATCAAGTTCCCCAACTTGCCAGCGCCACGCCCCTTGTCGTAGCCGATCTCAGACTCAACACCAGCCGACGACTCCTTAGTGTCATAGGTGATCGCATGAGCGGCATGGCCGATGTTCTTGCGCCCCTTCACAGACGCCTTCGCATCCTCCTTGATCTTGGTCGACGTGACCTGCACCGCTTTTCGAACGTTGCCAGAGATCGCCTCACCACCCTGCTCAAGATCAGCCGCAAGCTTCATTAGCTCGCTGAAATCAGCGTCCATCAACAACCTCCACCCGGTAGTGAATGAGTTTCATGATCCACCTCCCATGATTTCCGCGTACTTCACATCAGCAATAGCTGGGTCAAACCCGAATCTTTTGGCTTGTGCCGTGTGTCGTGTACGGTCGCAAGCGAGACAGGTCCGCCTACCGGCTCTCAAGTTCGACTGGACAAGGTTCGGCTCAACTAACGAATGCCCATACCGGCACACCTCGCGCTTTGCGTCGATCAGTCCAGCCAAAATTTCGGCATGCTTCATGTTGGCAAAGCCAGAGTCAAACTGTTCTCCACGGCGGTGGGCGCGGGTGGCAGCAAGACTGCAAGCACGGCACTTCCGGTGCCCCAAAGCAGATTCACTCGAGACAAGGTTCGGCGGAAGCAACTCGTGCCCACGTGGGCAGTGAGTCTTATTCGCGTTGACGTGAGTACCATGCCGAAACTTGTCCGCTTCATTAGCCTTGTGGCTATCCCACCGCAGATTAGAGAGTTCGTTGTTGGACGGATCGCCATCCCAGTGGCACGCTTCCGTGCCATCAGGACGATCCCCGACAAAGGCTTCCAGCACGAGGTGATGAACAAGCCGTGTTGACTGCCTCCCACCACGATGAAGACTCACTGTCCTTCTGGAGCTAGGCCCTGAAGCGGCTTGCGCAACAAGGCTAAGCATGCGCCCTTGGATACGATGACCGCGCGCGTCAAAGCGATCCAAAGATCGCACCCGACCAAGGTCGCTGACCTCGTAATCACCTTCGTAGCCGACGACCGGCAACCATTTTTCGGTAGACTGCATAGCAGCCCTCCAATCAACTAGACCTTGATTTAGGGTTAGGCCCCGGCAGGTGGTGGTACACCTGTTTGGGGCTGTTCCAATTCTACCAGTTGACCTGGTATTTATCGCCCGTCATCTACTGAAACTAGGTAGCGCAAAGCCGTCGTTTGCGAGCCGTCAAAGAGTGATGCGACCGTGTACCGTCGACCAACCTGCTCAGGTCGTGTTGCCGAAGCCACGACCTCGATCAGATCGTTCAGCAGGAACGGCGGCGAACCGACAGGCACATGCACTTGCAACCGGTCAACGGTCGTGAGTTGGGAACCAGCATCAGCATCAACCGACACCGCATTCGAGCGCTTGATGCGCGCCTTCCCCTCATAGACGACCACGCCAGCGGTCACCCACTCGCCCGCGTCTTCATCCCACACCTTGCCGCCCGCACGAACCGTCTTAATCAGATCGTCCATGCGAGACTCAGCCTCAGCACGCAGACCCGGGAGCGCCTGAGCAATGTCGTAGCCGAGACTCATGGCGCAACCCCATAGATAGGCTTCCCAGCAATATCCGCCCCGCACGAGCAGTACACCGCGCCGAAACGGAGCGAGCACGCCAGATCATGAATAGACCCAACGCCAGGCACCATATCGATCGAGAACGCACCCGATGGGTCAGTCAACCCCAGCAGCACCCACCACTCGTCAAGGATCGTCACGCGGCCCTTGCCTGACCGGTACGACTTTGAGGTCATGCCGTCATCGACCTGCACGGACACTTGCGTCGCGTCGTCAGGTTTCTTGATGTGCGCGACCACCGATTCCCGGACGACGTAATCGAACTTGAGCTCGCCAATCGTGGCGGGATCAATATCCAACTGCTCTGCCCGGTTCTCGATGAGCATGACCGCATCATCAATCCACAACGACCACTGCTGCCACTGGATCGAATCGGTTTCGGGAGCGGCCACACCCATAGCAACCGCGATGTTCTCGGGAGTCACAGCCATGACCGCCCCCTCTCCTACTTACTCGCCGTCGGGCTCGTCATCGCCATCGGTCGACTCGTCGTCTTCCTTGCCGTCAGCGACGCTCACCAGTACGGCAAGAATGTCGTCCTTCTTGGTTGCATCGCCCAGGTCAATGCCATGCTCTTCGGCATACGCCTTGAGTTCAGCGACTTTCCACGACTTGTCAGGGGTCTCTGACCGCTGAGCATCATCAGCTTCATCGGCCAGCACGAAGCCAACGCCAAGTTCCTTGCCGTCAGCGACGCTCACACGGGCGCCGGACTGAGTATGGATGTACTCGGCCATCACGCACCAGCCTTGATGAGCGCGAAGGCGTCAAGGTCACCGATGCCCCAGCCGTACACAACCTCGGCGCGGAACGCGACCTGGTTGTTGCGCTTGAGGTCGCCCTGGCCGTCCGGGTCGCCGTACTTGATCAGCTCGAGACCGATCGCACGCTGCACGCCCCAACGGAAGCCGGAGAAGTCACCGACGATGCCGAGAATGTTCGACGCGACAGTTGCAGTGCCGACAGCACCGACAGTGCGCGACACGGACGAGCGGTGGCCGTCGAGCTCGGAAACCTCCGTCGAGAGACGGAAGTTCGGATACATCTTCTGCTCCGAGTTCGTGCCACGCAGCGCCGAGAAACTCGCCGCGAACGCCGGATCGAGAGCGATACCCTCCGGCACGAAGCCATCAGCAAGCACGAGCGCGTCAGCCGCGTCAAGGTGCGTGTACGGCTTCCCCGGCGAAGCCGCCGACCGGGTGACAATGTTCGTCACCGAAGCAAGCTTCTGCGTGATCGAACCAGCCACAACACCAGTCTTCGGGTTGATGCCGTGGATCCCGCCGAAGTCCAGCGCTCGCGAGAGCGAAGGCTGGATCTGAGCAAGGATCTGCTCCACCGCCTGAAGCTGGTGATCCTCGTCAGCCCAGATAACCTCTTCGTTCATACGAACGGTCTTCTGGAACTTGTGAGGTTCGACACTCTGGGTGGACTTCGTAATGTCGTTGGACGACTTCTGCCCGCCCTCAGACACCAACTCAGCCTCGCCCGAGTCGAACACCATCGCCTTGCCGGTGCCGAACTTCTGCGCCTCAGACGGCGACAGGGCAGCGAGAACAGATCCGCCCTTCACCTTTCCAAGCCAGGGGTCAATAATGTGGTCAGGGAGTTCCAGGAACCCCGTTGCAAGTGCAGCCATGCTGCTACCTCCTAATCGTTTTGCGCAGACCCGAACAACTCGCGAGTGAATTCCCGCAAGTCCTTGTTCTTGTCAGCGCCAGTTGTCGCGCCACCCTCCTTGGGGGCACGGTTGCCGTTCTTCTTCTGATCCGCCTCACGATCAGCAAGGCGCTTCGCCTGCGCGGTGAGTGCGGCTTCGTCGGAACCAGTCAGAAACAGGTCGCGATCCTCCGCAGAGATACCGTGCTTCGTGGCAATATCAGACCTGAGCGCGCGGGCTTCCGCCTCTGCATGCTTGGCCTCAAGATCGGCAAGCTTCTGCTCCACCGTCTTCGCCCCATCCGCAGCCGACTTGAGGTCGTCGTAATCCGCATACTTCGCTTCGACGCGTTGTACGCGTTCCTGCACGATGCGGTTCACTTCGGCCTGCTGTTCGGCTGTGAACGTTCCTGCCTTCGGCTCAGGCTTCGGTTCAGGTTTCGGTGCCCCGCCCCCACCTTCGCCCTCAACGGGAGCGAAATAGCGGAGTCGAGGGCGATGCCATGCTGGCGCGAACCCTGGCCCAAAAGCGTGCTGAGTTTTCATGTTGGTTCCATCCGTTTCTGTGCCGTCGCACGTCAAAAGCCCCGAAACTGTCGGGTACAGACCCGCCAAAGACGGGAAATCTATGCGTACGAAGACGCCCAGTTGTTGATCGCTGCCTTCTCGGCAGGGGTACGCCGTCGCTTCGACGCCATGTACTGCATGACGCTCGCCTCAGGCCCGTGAGGTTGCCCCACGAACGCGGCAGCGGCCGTGCACTGGCAATCGTCATGCGCCGCAAAGTAGGCGGTGTTCTGCTTGTAGACCGCGCCACGATCAGCGAGCGCCTTACAGAACCCACAAGACGCCGCCCGCGCGATGCGCTTGTAGCCGACGAACTGCCCATCATTCGCACCGTTACGCAGCGTTGTGTCTCGGTAAGGTCGCGTGATCTCCGTGCGAACCAGCTTCGACATGCGAGAAGCTGAAAGCTCAATATCGCCAAAACTGAGCGGGCTCGACGCCCACGCGACACCACGGCGAATCTTCACCGTGCGATCGAGCACTATGGGTGCCGCAGCGAATGAACCCGCGACACCCATCCGAGCATCCATGTACGCGTCAACAGCAAGCGCCGCCGAGCCAGCCGAGTAGTACCCGATCACATCAGGCACCGTGTCTAGCAGCTGCAACCGCCGCGACTCGAAAGACCCAGCCGTCCGGCTGACCATCCACCGGGCAGTGTCCTCAGAATCATCCGCCAGTAGCGTCAGTGCTTGCTTCGACTCCAACGCTGTCATCAGAAGCCCCCGTCCGTGCCGCAATAATCGCCGCCGCCGACTGACGTCCAACCGACTGCTGACGCTCGGCAAGAGCACGGTCAATCTGTTGCGTTGAAAGCCCGAGCAGCTCCATGCCGACACGGGTTTCTTTCAACCACTCAGGGCCAGCAGCGACCTGCTTCGCACCAGCGTCAGCCTCAGCTGCCTTCGACAGATACATGGGAGAACGCCACTTCGTATCGATCGACGCCCACTCCTTCGGGATCTCCGAAACACCGTTCTGGATTGCGAGTGCTCGAATCACCGAATTACGGGTAGGCACCGACCAGTCATCAGTCGCACCTTCAGCCTCAGCGATCAGGTTCTCGCGAGAAGCGGTGTACGAGTCAGCACCAGTCGGGTTCGCAAAGTCTGTCATCGCGAAGTCAGAATCAGGCAGATCATACTCACGCGCCTCGAGCTTCGCCAACGCGTTCAGTGCAGCAAGGTGCGGTGCCGGTGACTGTGCAGCAATGTGCTGCACCGAAGCCCGCCCAGTTGAACCAGCGGGCGCATCGTCGTCATCAGGGATAGCGAGAGCACGCCCAAGCGCGATCTGCCACGACGCTTTGTACGAACCGTCAGCGTTCTTGAACATCGCCTCGTTAGCGCCGAGCAAGATCAACTGCGGGATCGTAAACACATCCATGTGCGCCTCGAGCCGCACCAGTTCACGGATAGCCGCGTACTGGTGAGAGATCGCCGCACGGGTGATGCGTGAGCGCCCCATACGCTTCGACGTGCGCGGCTTGTACACCAGCGGGTCAACAGGCACATGCCACGGGTGCTCAGAGCGTTCGACCTGCCACTCACCATCAACACGATCCGCGTTCACAGTTTCGCCGTCAAGATACAGCACAAACCCGGTGATCTTGTTTGACTCGCGCGACGTGACAGACAGCAGATTGTCGAGGCGGCGCTTACGGTTGTTCCATTCGCCGGTCGCGTTCAACGCATCTTTCGCATGGATCAGTGCGCGGGGCTCGTCGCCTTCACCCTTCGTGGTGATCAGATAAGAGACGCCATGCAGCAGCGAGTCAGTGCGGGCCTGCGAGAGCTCCGACATGAGGAAGTTCGAATCACGCAGCTCAGCGAACCCGAGCGAATCAAGATCGCCGTTCGCCCACACCATGCCATCGAGCGTGCACCGACGCGCCAGCCCATCCACGCCCTTCGCAGCCCACCCCAGAGCAAGCCCAAGCCGGTGATACTGCGGCGGAATGATCGACCCCACCTGTCGAAGCGCACTCTTCCCGTCATACAGGTCAGAACGCTTCCGATTATGCGGAGTCTTGTCCTTCAACTGCTTCGCGAGAAAGTTCAACGTCACCGTCTCATCATCAGACAAGCCCGGAATGCGCAGGGTCTCTTCAACCATCACAACCCCCACTCACAGCACCGTTGCGGTGCGTTCGCTATTCCTTCGCCGCGTTGGGCGTTCAACGTCATCTTTCTGAGCCCCCCATAGGGCCAGAGTTGCCGAAACAATGGGGGTGATATCCGATTCCGCGTCTTTACGGTTCCACGCCCACGCACCAGCCAAAGGCCGCTTACGGGCAACAGACAGAGCCACATTCAACTGCGGCTGGTCCGTATGACGCAGTTTCGGAACAGGCTCCATCACGCCGTCAAAGAACTGACCGCACGCAATCGCCATGTCACGCCCCTCAGCAGCAGCAAGAGTCACCACCACATCAGTGCCAACAAGATAGTTGCGGCCCTTGCGTTCCTCCACGAGACCAGTCATCTCATCAACAACCACCGCATGGAGCCGGTTCTTCTCCGCTCGAGCTTTCACCCACGCGGACACCCACTCCACGGAACGCTTCTGCTCATCGAGCTCCACACTCCACAAACCATCAGCACGCCGGCCCGCCAGCGACACAGAAGCCATAGAGCGGTCAGGCGCAACATCGATCGCGAGGGTCAGGCGTTCGACTGGCATCGAAGCGGGGTCACACACCTTCGCCCACGACGCATCATCAATCACGCGTCCAGAATCGAGCGCGTCATAAATGCCCATCGCCTCGCGTTTGAAAGAGTCCTCGTTCTTGAGGTTCTTCCGCATACGAAGCATCGACTCAAGCGGAGTGCGGAACGGGTATGAAGGGTTTGCCTTCTCCCACTGCTCGCGGTCGTCAGGGTCAGCATCCTTGTCAGCCGAAAACTCGACATACACGATCCCGTCAGACAGGCCAACAACCTGATCCTCCGGTTTCGTCTCAAGCGCCTCAGCGCGACGCCCAAGAAACTCTTCACCCTTGTCACGCGGCCTCGGCGGTGTACCCATGAAGAAGAGCAGAGCGCCAGAAGGCTGGCGAGACTGGTTCGTAGCCGCGACCATGTCCTCAAGCGCAGCCTCATCGAGGATCTGCGCCTCGTCGAACACTTCGATATCGACTTCATCAAAGCCGCGACCAAAGCCACCCTCGCGAGCACCAAACATAATGACCGATCCATTACGGAACCGGATCTCCTGTTCACCATTCGCGGTACGAATACCGTTGTTGCGCCCTGGTGCGAGATGCCCACGTATCTTCTTCTTCTTCACCATGCCTTGCATGGTTTGAAATGTTTTCGTCGCGGTCTTCGTTCGGTGCGCCGTCCATAACACTGTGGTGCGCGGGTTCAGGATGCACAAGGCGATGACAATCATGCCGACCAGGAACGTCTTACCTACCTGGCGCGGGATCGAAAGAACAACGCCACCAATCGTCGCAGCGTACTTCCCATCCTTCGTCTTCCCCAAAGCAATCTGACCGATGCCGTGCTGCCACTCATCGAACACAACACCCATCACCAGGCACTGAGCAACAACCCGCGTCCACGCCGTGGTAATGATCCCCTTCGGGTACACCACATGGCGGGCAAGATCAGTCAGCTTCGCCTCAGATCGCGGCGGCGTCGAACTCCCCATCTTCGACATTCGCGCCGCCCTCCGCGTCCTCATCCTCGCCACGCTGCAACGCCTCAATATCCTTCGACAGAATCGACAACTGACGATGCAACGCAGCCTTAGCCGGCCCCTTCTCATTCGGAAGATCAGCCACAATCTCACGACGCTGAGCCAACAGAATCTGCAAATAATCACCCGACTCAATCGCCTCAGCAAGAGTCAAAACCTTCGGCGGCTCAGGAATGTCATCATCAGTTACCGCCCGCAGAGGCGGCGAGTTCTTTCGAGACATCTGACGCACCCCGCCTTCTATTGCATATCTGGTGAGCACAACGCAGATTCTCTTCTGCGTGCGTTCCACCTTTCGAGCGCGGAACTACATGATCAATGGACGGTGCGCTGTTTGCGTTGTAATGAGCTTCCCGATCAACAAGATCGCCGCACAGCCAACAGGCCCACCCATCACGTTCGTAAATGGCCAACCGGCGCTTAGATGAGATCCAGTGGCTATCTGAGCCATCCGGGTAAAGAGCTCGGATTGACCTGCCAGTGCGAGCCTTCACAGAAGCGGCATAACGTCTCTGTTTTGCCGCCATTTTCGCTCTGCATTCATCGCACCGACAACCAGTCCAATACGAATGGGTCTTACGGCAGTCACGGCACTTGCGCGCCTCCGCAGCAAGGCTTCCCGTGCCAGTCCAGAGCAATTTTCCACACCCAGCACATGGGACATCCGGCCTGCGAGGCATAGTTGATCACCTCTCCGAAAAGAAGAAAAAACACCAGAGAGGGATGCCGCCAAGCACCGGAGGTCTTTAACGAGCCGCCTTGGGGTGCACTCCCCCTGGTGTTTGAGCGGGTGTTCGGGTGTTAGTCGAGTGCGCCTGATCGTTTGATGATTGGTGCGATGAGTCTTGCTCGCTTTTTGCTATTGCACGCGTAATGAGCAGGTGCTCCGTTCGACACGTCGTGTGCGCCGCCTTTGTGGATCGGGACGATATGGTCCACTACGTAGGCTTCGGGGTTTGGTTTCCGTGTGCCTGGAATGAAGTAGGGAATCGTGTAGTCCACTGGTTGCCCGCATATATGACAGTTGCCCCCGCGCCGGCGCACATGCTCCCTCATACGTGCTTGCATGGTGGAGTTGCGTTGCCCCATGCTGCACCTCGTCTACTTCGTTCTTCCCCGTAGTTCTTGTCTCGCATGCCTGTCCGCCTCCGCACATTCGACCTCGCAGGCGTCCATTGCCCACACGCTCGAGTACTCTGAATGGCACCAGGAACACGTGTACTTAGGCATCGTTGCTCCTGAATCCGATCTGTACGTCTGGTATGCGGCGTTCGCTGTCGTCGTGGGCGTCGTCACGGTAGGCGATGTCGGACTGGCTGTAGGTTG